AAGAATAATAAAAAAACAAAAGGATAGATATGCAAGATGAGAAAGCAGTACACGCTTATATAAAAAAACTACAAGAAAATTATAAACATATTTTTACATCAGATGAAGGTAAGGAAGTTTTATCTGATTTAGAAAAAAGATGTCATTATCATTCTACTACCAATGTTAAAGGTGATAGTCATGAGAGTGCATATATGGAGGGTCAACGAAGCATCCTTCTATTTATTAAACAAATGCTTCAAACAAATAAGGATAAATAAATATGTCAGAAGAACAGACAACTCAAACAACTGAGCCTGTAGCAGAGACAACACAAACTACAGAACCAGTTGCACCAACTATAGCAACAACAAATAATTCAACACCTTCAACTTGGAAAGATTCAATTTCACAAGAGTTTAGAGAAGATCCAAACATTTCTAAATTTACTGAAATAGATGCGTTAGCTAAAAGTTATATCAACGCAACTAGAATGATTGGTCAAGATAAAGTTGCTGTACCAAATCAAAACTCAACAGATGATCAATGGAATGAAGTATATTCTAAATTAGGTAGACCAGAATCTCCAGATCAATATAAACTAGATGTAAAATCTGAAGTAGTTCCATTAGATGAAGGTACAATTAAATCGTTTGCAGAGAATGCTCACCAACTTGGTTTAAATAATAAACAGGCTCAAGGTATCTTGGAGTATTATAAAAACTCTATGGAAGGCTCTGCACAACAAGCACAAATTGATACAGAAACTGCACAAGCAAATGCAGAAGCTGAACTTCGAAAAGAATGGGGTAGATCTTTTGATGAAAATATTAAAAAAGCTGGAGCAGTTGCTAAAGCAAATATGAATCCAGAAATTTTAGATATGCAATTAAAAGATGGTACTCGTTTAGGAGATCATCCTGCAGTTATTAAAGGTTTTGCAAACATTGCTAATCTTATGTCTGAAGATAAAATGATTGGAACTGGAGAAGATAATTCAACATCTGGAAGAGACTACCAAAGTGAGATTAATTCTCTTGTTAATGATAAAGATGGTCCATATTGGAATAAAGCTCACCCAGAACATGACAAGGTAGTTCAACAAGTATTTACTTTGAGAACAATGATGAATGGATAAAGAAGAGATAAGATTAGAAATATTAAGAATGGTATTGGAAAGTGGATCAGAAAAAATAAAATCTGATCCCTTGCCAAGCTGTGAAAAATATTATACATGGGTTTCTAAGGCGAGTGAAAATTCGCCTAAGAAAAGTAAGACAATTCGAAAGAACCTTACTGACAACAAGGAATAGACTTGTAGTCTAAAAGACTTTAAATCCAAGAGAAGCCAGAATTTCTGAGAACGTCTCTGTTTTGTTTTAACATTAACTTAACAATAATAGGAGACATAATATGTCAACTGAAATAACAAAAGCATTTGTAGAACAATATAGTTCAAACATACAAATGTTATCACAACAAAAAGGTTCTCTTCTTAGAGATAAAGTAAGATTAGAATCTGTAACTGGTAAGAACGCATTCTTCGATCAAATCGGAAGCGTTACTGCTACAGTAAGAACAACTAGACACTCTGACACTCCACAAGCAGATACTCCTCACTCAAGAAGAAGAGTTAGCTTGGTAGACTACGAGTTTGCAGACTTAGTTGATGATCTAGATAAAGTAAGAATGTTAGTAGATCCTACTTCTAGCTATGCACAAGCTGCTGCTTATGCAATGGGTAGAGCAATGGATGATGCTATCATAGCTGCTGCAATCGGTTCATCTGACACAGGTGTTGCTGGTGGTACTGCTGTTGCATTACCTGCTGGTCAAAAAATCGTTGAAGCTGGAACTGCTGGTTTAACTATCGCTAAATTAAGAGAAGCGAAAGAAATCATAGATCTAGCTGACGTTGATCCTTCACTACCGAGACACATCATTGTATCTCCAAAACAGATCTCTGATCTATTAGGAACTACTGAAGTGACTTCAAGTGATTTCAACACAGTAAAAGCATTAGCATCTGGTGATGTTAATTCTTTCTTAGGTTTCAACTTCTGTGTAACTAACAGACTAGCTATTGCTTCAAGCAAAAGAAAATGTATCGCTTTCGTATCTGATGGTGTTGCATTAGCTGTTGGTAAAGATTCTACTGCTAGAATCGATGAGAGATCTGATAAAGGCTACGCAACTCAAGTTTACTATTCTGCTGCATTCGGTGCGACTAGAATGGAAGAAGCTAAAGTTGTAGAAGTACAGGCTCACGAAGCATAGTAAATAAATTTTAGGGGGTGGAAGCGAGAGTGAAAACCCCCTAGAGTGCATGATAAAAGAAACAAAAACTTTAGAAGCTGTAGTACATTTAAAGAAAGGTAATTATATTTACAGATACGTTTTAGTAGACAGGTTTCAACATGATGGTAAAAATCATTATGGTTTTGACAAAAAACAAGGTAAGACAATAGAAGAAATTTTTGCTTTAAAAAAAGATAGACAAATAAGACGCAAGTATATAATAAGGAAGTAATATGGCATCAGTAGTAGACATTTGTAATGGAGCATTAAATCAACTAGGTGCGTCAACTATACTTACACTTACAGAAGATTCAAAGAACGCAAGACTTTGCAACGCAAGATACACACAAGTTAGAGATAGTTTATTTAGATCTCATCTTTGGAATTGTTTAACCAAAAGAGTTGAACTTGCAAAAGATACTGAAGTTCCTTCTTGGGGTTTTTCATATCAGTTTACATTACCTGCAGATTGTTTGAGAGTAGTTACAATTTTAAATTATGATTACGATTATAAGGTTGAAGGTAGAAAAATTTTAGCAAATCATGGTACATTAAAAATTCAATACATAGCTAGAATAGAAGATCCTAATCAGTATGATGAATTATTAAGAGAAACTATTTCAGCATCATTAGCAGCAGATATTGCTTATGCTGTAACTTCATCTAATCCGACTACACAAAATATGTATAATTTATTTCAAGACAAATTAAGAGAAGCAAGATTCGTAGATGCAACTGAGGGTCAAAGTACAAATCCAGATAATGGTCAATCAGATGTTATTGGATCTTCTTCGTTCATAAACTCAAGGTACTAACCTATGGGTAGAGTTGCTGTTCAATTAACCAATTTTACTGGTGGAGAATTATCACCAAGATTAGATGGTAGAAATGATTTAGCCAAATATAATTCTGGATGTAAAACTTTAGAGAACATGATTGTATATCCACATGGTTCGGCATCAAGAAGATCTGGCACACAGTTTGTTGCAGAAGTAAAAGATAGCACAAAAAAAACTAGATTAATTTCTTTTGAATTTTCAACAGTACAAACTTACATTCTTGAGTTTGGAGATCAATACATTAGATTTTATAAAGACAATGGTCAAATATTATCTGGTGGTTCAGCTTATGAAATAGCTTCACCTTATTTAGAAGCAGAACTATTTGATATTAAGTTTGCTCAATCTGCAGACACCATGTATCTGTGTCATCCTAATCACCACCCTAGAAAACTAACTAGATCTGGTCATACTAACTGGACATTAACTAATGACGTTATAATTAATGGACCATTCATGGATCACAATGTAGAATTAACTACTTTAACTCCATCACATAAAGTTGTTGGTCAAACTACAACTGTTACTGCAAGTGCTGTAACAGGCATTAATAGTGGTCAAGGATTTTTATCCACAGATGTTGGTAGACTACTTCACATTAAAGATGGTCATTTAAAAATAACAAGTGTTACTTCTACTACTGTTGTAGTTGGAACTGTTATTGTTGATTTAGGAATTACTACTCCTGTTACAGACTTTGCACTAGGATCATTTAGTGATACTACAGGTTATCCTGCTTGTGTTACTTTCTTTGAACAAAGACTAGTATTTGCAGGAACTACTGCTCAACCTCAAACTTTATTCTTTTCAAGATCAGCAGACTACGAAAACTTTGATGATCAATATCACCAAACTGTAGCTGATGATGATGCTATTGTTTATACAATCGCTTCTAACCAAGTTAATGCAATTAGATTCTTAACAGCAACTAGAACATTAATTATAGGTACAGCAGGGGGTGAGTTTGCAGTTAATGGTGGTGGTACAGGCGAAGCTATTACTCCAACAAATATTTTAATTAACAAACAATCAAATCATGGTGCAGCAAATGTAGATGGTATTGCTGTAGGTAATGCAACATTATTTTTACAACGTGCTAAAAGAAAAATTAGAGAACTAGCTTACAACTTTGATGTTGATGGTTATGTTGCTCCAGACTTAACAATCCTTGCCGAACACGTTACTGAATCTGGTATTACACAAATGGCATACCAGGAAGAACCTAATAGTATTGTATGGTGTGTTAGAACTGATGGTCAACTTTTAGGTTTTACTTATCAAAGAGAACAACAAGTTACTGCTTGGCACAGACATATATTTGGTGGATCATTTGGTAGTGGTAACGCAGTATGCGAAAGTGTTGAAGTATTACCAACAGATAATTCTGAATATCAAGTTTGGGTTATAGTTAAAAGAACTATTGATGGTGCAACAAAAAGATATGTAGAGTATTTACACAATCAAGACTTTGATGAAACAGATGATACTTCATTTAATTATTTAGATTCTCAATTAGCTTATGATGGATCTGCAACAACAACTATATCTGGCTTAGATCATTTAGAAGGTGAAGAAGTTTCTATACTTGCAGATGGTGCAACTCATCCAAATAAAACTGTAAGCTCTGGTGCAATTACTTTAGATAGATTTTCAACTAAAGTTAAAGTTGGTTTACCTTATGTTTCATTATTACAAACAATGAGAATAGATGCTGGATCGCAAAATGGTACATCACAAAGTAAGACTAAAAGAATTTATGAAATCACTGCTAGACTTTACGAAAGTATTGGTATTGAGATTGGTCCAGATCTAGACAACATGGAACGAATACCATTTAGATCTTCAGCTAACTTAATGGATAGTGGAGTTAATGTATTTACTGGGGATAAAGATGTAGAGTTTAGAGGTAACTATGAAACAGATGGTTTTATAGTTGTTAGACAAACACAACCCTTACCTTTGACTATATTGTCATTATATCCTAAACTTCAAACAAACGATGGATAGAATATTAAATATTGTTAAATATAAAGGTGAACATGGTGAATTTATAATGAAACAACAAATGAATCATGTATTGATGGATAAAGATATGGAATTTGAAGGAGACGCAAAAAACTTGGTACAAGATAATTTAGCATTTACAGGTATGATTGATGGTAAACCTATCTTTGCTGCAGGCATGAAAATTATTTGGAATGGTGTTGCAGAAGGTTGGGTGTTGGCTACTAAAGATACTTTAGATCATCCTTTACTTGTAGCAAGAGCAATTAAAAAAGGTTTTGCAAAAACTGCTAAAGAAAATAATATCAATAGAGTTCAAACTGCTATAAGAGCTGACTATACAACTGGTTTAAAATTTGCTAAATGGTTAGGATTAGAGGAAGAAGGATTAATGAAAAAATTTGGTTTTGATGGTTCAGATCAATATATGTATGCGAGGTTATTCTAATGGGATGGGTCGCACCAGTAGCTGCAGCAACTTCTGCAGTATTATCAGTATCAGCAGCACAACAAGCATCTGCTAATGGACAATTTAATAAACAAGTTGCAGAAAGAAATGCTAAGTTAAAAATTCAAGAAGCAGAAGCTATACAAGCTAAAAAAGAATTAGACTTAGCAAAATTTGATGAAAAATTTAGACAGTTTGAAGGATCAACTGTTGTAGCTATTTCTACAAGTGGTGCAGAGTTAAGTGGTTCTGGTATGAGAGTTATGAGAAGTAATGCAGAGCAAGCTGAATTAGAAAAAAATGTTATAGATTATAATGCAGAAGTTGGTAAGGCAAGAGCATTTGAACAAGCAAACTTCTCTAAAATTCAAGGCGATATTGCAATGAATAATGCTAGACAACAATCTATTGGTTATTATTCTCAAGCAGGAACAAGTTTACTAAAGGCTTTTGGATAATATGCCTAAGATACCTACATTTACATCTGGACAAACTCAAATGACAACACAGAGTACAGGTGTTGCATCTAATCTTCAAATTGATCCAAGATCATCTGTAGCAGCATCTTTATTGCCAGCAGTAGATGCTGTAACAACTTATGCAGTTAAAAAAAGAGACGCTACTGAAAAACTAGAAGCACAAAAAGTTATATTAGAATTAAAAGCTGAATCAGATAAACTTAAACATTCTCAAAAAGATAACATTAATGAAGATGATGCTATCAATACTTTTAAGACACAGTTTGAACCAATAGTAAATAAAACTGTTAGTGGAATAAAAAATAAAAGAGTTAAAAAATTAATTCAAGATGGAATGATTTTAGAGAATGCTGAAAATATTTACACTTTAAAAACACAATCATTCAAAGCATTTGAAGCAGAAAGTATTAAAATTTATAATGATACTCAAGCATCTAATATTGGTAAATATAAAACTTCAGATAATCAACAACAAAAAGATATTTATAAAAATGAAATGATTAGAGCAGCAGAAACTTACAATGATGCTCATCAATTAGGAGAAAATGATTTAAAGAAAAGAATTGATAATATTAATAATGCTTTATTTCTTACAGATTCTGAAGATCTTATTGGTACTGATGGTGGTGTAGAAGCAATTAAAAAACTTGATACTGGAGATATGAAACTAAATAACGAAACATTTAGTGAATCAATGTATAAATTATATTCAGATAAAATTGAATCTTTAACTGTTAAAGGTGATCCAAATGCTGATTATGATCAAGCACAAGAATTATTAGTTGAATTAGAAAAATTTGAAAGATCTAATGGAACTAAAGTTATTGATGGTGTTAGAGAGAAAAAGTTTGCTGATTTAAAAACTAAAATATTAACTGAATCTATTACCCATGATGATCTAATGTTTCAAATTGTTCAAGGTAAAGAAGTAACAGAATATAAAGAAGCTCAATCAAAAGCATTAAGTGGAGCATTTTACAATCCTATGATTTTAGAAAAAAGTGGTGCTACTGCAAAAGCATTATCTAATGAAGCAATTGCAGAATATGAAACTAGATATGATTCTTGGTTGAATGCTAATCAACAAGCATCATCATTTGAAAAAAAACAATTTGCTTTAGAATTAAATTTAATGTTGGTAGATAAATATACTGAAGTAGATTTAGAACAATTAACAACATTTAATTTAGAAAAAAATAAATTTAATATTAATAGAGAATTAAATGAAGTTGAACTTGCTGCTTCTACATATTATGCTAATCCAGAAAATCCAAATACGTTGAAATCTTTAGCTAAACTAAATGGTTATGTTGATAAGAAAGGTAAACCAGATGTTAATGGTTTTTTAAATTTTTACCTACCACTTATAAAAAGCAGACAAAATTCTGGGAGTTAATAAGTTATGACAGAACTTTCTCAAGAAGCTAAAGATATTCTTCAATCAATTAGAGAATCTAACGAAGTAATTAAACCTGTTAACTCTGGTTTAGTTAAAGAACCAAATGAAGATGATATTGGATTTTGGAAAACTTTAGGAGATATGGCATTAGCTGTACCTAAAGGAGTTGTTAATGCAGTAGAAGAAGGGGGTGATTTTTCAGATGAAAATATTGTTAATGCAGGTGGAATAGAAGTTAATAAATTACAAGCATTAACACTAGTCAATCCTATTCTTGCAAAAAAATATTATGAAGAAACTAAATCAACTTTTAGAGATTTTATACCTAGATATGTTCCACCTTCTGCGTGGAAATCAAAAGATAGAAGAATAGCAACTTTTTCAAAACCAGAAACTATGGCAGGTAATATGACAGAAAGTGTGTCAAGATTCCTTACAGGCTTTTATGGACCAAACAAATTTTTAAAAGGAGTAGGTTTAACAGGTGGTTTTGTTAAAACAGGAATAAGAGGAATGACAGCAGGAGCTGTTGCCGATCTTACTGTATTTGATCCAGATGAAGGAAGATTATCAGATATGTTAGTTGAGTTTAATTCTCCTTTACTAAATAATGCTGTTACTCAATATCTTGCAACAGATGAAGATGATACTGAAATGGAAGGAAGGTTAAAAAATGTTTTAGAAGGAATTGTTATTGGTGGACCATTAGAAATTTTAATGGGTATTAAAGCATTTAAAAGACAAAAAGCAACTCAAAATATTTCAGAAAAAAATAAAATTCATAAAGAGTATGGTGCTGCTATTAAGAGTTTACAAGAAGCCAAAAAGAAACAAAAACTAAAACCTATTGATGTTGGTGTTAGGGTTGTAGCTGATGATAGAGGTAATGTTGGTACCGTATTAAGTATGGAGAGAGGTGCTATAAAAGTTGAGTTTATTTCTAAAGAAGGTTTAAGAGCAACTAAAACATTTAAAAAATCAGAATTAAAATCAATAGATAAAACTCCATTAAAATTAGATCCTATTGTTAAAAAGAAAATAGCAGAAGGTAACGCAGCTATTATAAATGTAGAACAAGCTATTAAGGATATTGAAATATCCAAAGCAAATGCAAGAGCAGATTCAGAATCTTTTATGAGTAAAATTTTAAATGTAAAATCATTTAAAAATGCTAACCAAGTTTTAAAAACTATTGATGACTTGTCTGATTTGTTTGATGAACAAGCTAAAGAGTTTTTAACTAATGATGTTTTAAGAAATGATGTTGCCGACGAACTTGCAACAATAATGGCTAGAGATAAATCTGAAGTATTAAGAGCATTACCTAAAGAAGCTGCTAGAGCAAAAGAAGCTGTTATTAGAATGTTAGCAACTAAAAAAGTAATACAAGAAATTGCTATAGATGCTAAAAATTCTGGTGAAAAATATTTAAAAGAGTTTGGTGATGATGCCACTAAGTGGAGCAAAGAAGCTAAAACAGAAATTGCTTTAAGATCTGCAATCTTGCGAGACACTCTTTATTATTTAAAAGAACAAATTAGAGGAGCAGCTAGAGTTACTCAAGCAGGTAATATTCCTGTGTCAGCTTCAAAAGGAAATGTATTAGAAGTAGAAAAAATGGCAGACATAGTTAAAAGATTTTCTGGAGATCCTGTTACTATTTCAAAACAATGGAGAGATGGAAATATACAAACTGTTATTGAAACTTCTGGTAAAACAAAAGGTCATAAAGCAGTAGAAGTATTTAACTCATTATATATTAACTCACTTCTTTCTGGAATTTACACAAATGCTTTAAACATGAAATCTGGATTGTATGAAGCAATTATTAGACCACTAGAACAAATTGCAGGTGGTGCAATTAGAGCTGATGGTAGATCCATTCGTTTAGGTTTTGCTCAATATCAAGGAATGATTATGACTATGGGTGACACAATAAGAGCAACAGGTTTAGCAATAAGACAAGGTGATGCTATTCTCGATCCTCTTTCAAGAACTCAAGATAACTTAACTATTGTTGGTGGAAAAGCACAAAGAGCCATTAGTGGATCTAATCTTGGATTTAATGGTGCAGCAGGAACTGCTATTGATTGGGTTGGTAATATACTTGAGTTTCCATCAAGACTACTAATGACAGGTGATGAATTTTTAAAACAAGCAAACTATCGTGGAAGATTATTTCAAAATGCTCTTGATAATACTATGGAGAGAGGTTTAAAACTTTCATCTAAAGAAGGTAAAGAAAATATAGATAAAATTTTTAAAGATGGATTTGATGCTAATGGTGCAGCAAATGTTAAAGACAATCCTTTTAATAAAGAAGCATTAGATTATGCAAGAGAATCTACTTATACAAATGATTTAAGAGGTGGTTCTCATCTGAACTGGGGTAGTGCATTACAAAATATGTTAAATAAAAATCCAGAGTTTAGATTCTTAGCACCTTTTATTAGAACACCTACTAATCTTTGGAGACACTTTAGTAATCGTATTCCAGGATTAGGATTATTTACAAAACAAAATATGGATCTTTGGAAGTCTGGAGATAGAAGAGCAAGAGCAGAAGTTTTAGGTAGACAAATGTTAGGAATATCTGCAGCATTCTATGGTTACCACTTAGCAACAGAAACTATTACAGATAAAAATGGAAAAGGTTTTCCAAAATTAACTGGTAATGGACCATCTAACTTTCAGATTAAAAAAGCATGGATGGCTCTTGGATGGCAACCTTATTCTATAGGTTATAAAAAAGAAGATGGTTCAATAGGTTATAAGCAATATAATAGAATGGATCCTAGATTTTATATTTTAGGGATTATTGCAGACTTAAAAGAAAATTCACAGAATATTAATGATGAACAAAAACAAGATATGTTTACTTCTGCTGCTATATCTGTTTTTAAAAACGCAACTAACAAAACTTATTTAAGAGGTATCTCTGATGCAATGGAATTATTATCAACTGATTCTCCTAATAAGTTCTCAAAATTTTTTGGTGGTGTAGTTGGAAATGCTATTCCTTATGCTTCATTAAGAAATCAAGGTATACCATATATATTAGAACCAGATGAAAATGCTTATGAGATAAGAGGATTTGTAGATTCAATTAAAAACAGAGCAGGAATGAAAGAAGATTTAGAACCTAAAAGAGATTTTTTAACTGGTGAACCTATTGTTAAAACACCTAATAGTTTATATTTAAATCCAGATGGAATCTTATCTTACTCATCTATATTTCAAGGATTTAGTTTAGTTGGTAGAGAAACAGAGGTTAAAGATAATCCTGTTTTATTTGAAGTTGCTAGACTTAAAATACCCATGACAGAACCTGCTAAAATTAAATTTAAAACAGTAGATTTAACTGAATATAAAATGGATGGTCAATCAGCTTATAATTTTATGCTTGAGAGAATAGGTAAAACTACCAATAGTAGAGGAGAAACATTAATGATGAGATTAGATAGACAGTTTAAAAGTTATTCTTATCTTAAACTTCAAGAAGGTGATGTTAATTATGATGGTGGTAAAGAATATCAGATTAAAAAAATTATAGAAAACTATAAAAAGAGAGCCGAAAGAGATATGCTTATAAAATATAAAGATGTTGCTAATGCAATTAATGATGCTAAAAAGACTAAATTCAGTAAAAGAAAAAAGAAAACATCTATGGATGAAGCAGATATTAATAGACTTTTACCATAATATAATGTTGATTATTAAGTTAAATATAGATAAAGAGAAAGCAGTATGACAATATCTTCAACTACAGTAAAAAATTCCTACTCTGGTAATGGTACTTTAGATACCTTTAACTATACTTTTAAAATTTTTGTAGACGCAGATATTCAAGTTATTATTAGAGATGCTTCAGCTACTGAAACAGTTAAGACATTAACTACTCACTACACAGTTACAGGTGCAGGTTCTGCTTCTGGTGGAACTATTGTATTCACAGCAGGTAACATTCCAAGTGCTACAGAAACAGTTGTTATAAGAAGAGCATCACCACAAACTCAAGCAATCGATTATATTGCAAACGATCCATTCCCTGCTGAATCTCACGAAGAAGGATTAGATAGATCTATGATGGCAATTCAACAGTTGCAAGAAGAAATAGATAGATCAATTAAATTATCAAGAACAAACACAATGACTTCAACCGAGTTTGCTGTAGGTTCAACTGATAGAGCTGGTAAAATTTTTGGATTTGATGACAATGGTGAATTAGTTGTATCGCAAGAACTAGGAACTTTTAAAGGTGATTGGTCTGCATCAACTACTTATGCTGCTAGAGATATTGTAAAAGACACATCAACAAATAATATATTTTTATGTAATACTGGTCACACATCATCTGGTGTTGAACCTCTAACAACTAATACAGATAGTGCTAAATGGGATTTATTGGTAGACGCAGCTAGTGCTACAACAAGTGCTACGAATGCTGCTAACTCAGCAACTGCTGCAGCAACATCAGCAACCAATGCAGCAACTTCTGAAACTAATGCAGCAACTAGTGAGACAAATGCAGCTACTTCAGCAACTAATGCAGCTAATAGTTTTGACAGTTTTGATGACAGATTTTTAGGAACTAAAGCAAGTGATCCAACTTTAGACAATGATGGTAATGCTCTTGTTGAAGGTGCGATGTACTACAATTCTACAGACAATGATATTAGATTTTACAATGGTTCAACTTGGGATGCTCCTGCTACACAAGCTGCAACGAGTGCAACTGCTTCGGCTGGTTCTGCTACTGCATCTGCTACTTCAGCTACTGCATCTTCAAACTCTGCTACAGCATCTGCGACATCTGCTACCAATGCTGCAACTAGTGAGACTAATGCTGGAACAAGCGAAACTAATGCTGCATCATCTGCTAGTGCTGCTTCAACGTCTGCTTCAAACGCATCAACGTCTGAGACTAATGCTGCTACATCTGCAAGTACAGCAACTACTCAAGCTACTAATGCTGCTACATCGGCTACTGCTGCTCAAACTGCTCAAGCTGCTGCAGAATTAGCATACGATAATTTTGACGATAGGTATCTTGGTCCAAAAGCCAGCGATCCTACATTAGATAATGATGGAGACGCATTAATTGATGGAGCATTATATTTCAATACTACTGGTAATGTACTTAAATATTGGGATGGTTCTGCATGGAATAATGTAGAAGCAGTAGACACAAGTAATTTTGCAACTAATGGATTTGCTATTGCAATGGCGATAGCTTTATAATAAGGAGTATACATGGCACAGAACTTTAGAAGATACACAAGCAATGACGTAGGAACATCTGCTGCAACTTTATTTACAGCAGACAGTTATGATACTGTTGTAGGTATTTCAGTTTCAAACGTAACAGCATCAGCTGTAGTAGCATCAGTTTATATTAATGATGGTTCAAACGATATTTATTTAGTTAAAGATGCACCAATACCAAGTGGTTCATCATTACAAGTTTTAGATGGTGGAGCAAAGTTTGTTGTTCAATCTGGTGATGCTTTAAAAGTAATTAGTGATACAGCTTCATCTTTAGACGTTTGGGTATCAACAGTTGACGCAATTAGTTCATAGGAGAATAAATGCCTTTCATAGGAAATCAACCAGCATTATCTTACACAAGTTTTGCTAAGCAAGACTTCACTACAAGTGCGACTACATCTTACACATTAGATAATCCAGTAACTAACGCAAATGAATTGGCTCTTTTTATTAACTTTGTAAGACAAGAGCCTACTACTGCATACTCTGCAAGTGGTACAAGTTTGACTTTAACTTCAGCAACAAGTGCAACAGATGATATGTACTGTGTGTTTTTAGGTAAAGCTGTTCAAACAGTAAATCCTCCTAATGGTTCTGTTGGAATATCACAACTATCAGCTACTGGTACAAAAGATGCAACTACATTTCTAAGAGGTGATAATACTTTTGCTAGTGCTGGTGGTGCTAACACTCCAGCTTTTAGAGCAACAATGTCTGCTAATCAAACAGGTCTTTCGTCTGAAGCTAATACAAAAGTTTCATTTAATACTGAAACTTATGATATAGGTTCTTGTTATGACCACAGTTCAAATTTTAGATTTACAGTACCAAGTGGAGAAGATGGTAAATATTTAATAACTGCTCACATACATACTAGAGCTGATGGTGCTCATTCTGGTAAAACTTGTAGACTTTATAAAAATGGTTCTTTTTTAACTGAAAGTCAAACAGCAACTGCTGGAGATAATCTTCATGCTACTAGAACAAATAATTCATCAGTAACAACAATAGAAAATTTAAGTGCAACAGATTATATTGAAGTATATGCAAAAGTTTTTGGAAGTGCTTGGTCTTTACAAAATGAAGGTGCTTATTTTTCAGCATTTAAAATTATAGAATAAGGAATATAGAATTATGGCTTTACATTCATTACATTCATGCAAAGAAAATTTTAAGGAGATAAATTAAATGGCAATAACAAAAATAATAGCAGACAGTATTACAAGTGGAGCAGTAGCTAACACTCCAAACTTTTTAGTTAAATCTCCAGATACAGGTCAAACTTTATCAACTGGAACTTGGACTAAATTGGTGGGTTGGACAAATGTTTATGACACAGCAAGTGGTTTTGATTTTACAAACGATAAATATACTATTCCTACTGGACAAGGTGGAAAATACCATGTTTATGCTAGAATAAAAAATGCTGATAGTACAACAAGAAGAATACAAGTAGCTATTTATATAAATGGCTCTCTTGCTTCTAACAGTAGAACTGCTGCAGCTACTACTACTTATTACTCTGGTGTACAAATTAGTTATGTAGTTAATTTATCTGCATCAGATTATCTTGAGGTATATGGTAGAATAGATAATGGTGGTGGTGGTACAGTTATGACATCGACAAATGAAGAACTTTTCGGAGCATATAAAATTATAGAATAACAACACAACAATGAGGATAATAACATGGCACAACTAAGTACAAAAATAAAATTATACGCAGCAGCAAATGGTGTTGCTAGTGTTGATTTTAGTTCTGATGTTATGTTGCAAGATGACAGTAATGGAGCTGGTGTTTATATCAAGGAATGGAATTTAGATATTGCTAAGCCTACTGATACACAACTAGCATCATACGAAACTGCAGCAACAACTGAAGAAGCTAACAATGTAGTAATTTCTACAAGAAAAGCAGCTTATGGTTCTTGGGAATCTCAACTAGAAGAAATCTATGATGATGGAATTGACAGTTGGAAAGCAAGAATTGCACAAGTTAAAACAGATAACCCAAAGAGTTAATATAAATGGCATATATAGGTAAGACACCAACAATAGGAAACTTTCAAGTTTGTGATGCAATAAGTGTTGTAAATGGTCAAGCAGCATACACTATGCAAGTAGGTGGAGTTAATGTATCTCCAGAAAGTGCTAACCATATGCTAGTTAGTTTGAATGGTATTTTACAAGCACCAACAAGTTCATTCACAGTTAGTGGTTCTACAATTACCTTTGCATCAAATCTGGTTACTGGTGATGTAATAGATTTTATTCAGATACTAGGTAATGTTTTAGATGTAGGAGTTCCATCAGATAATACAGTTTCACTTGCTAAACTAACAGCAACAGGAACTAAAGATGCTACAACCTTTTTAAGAGGAGATAATACTTTTGCAGAAGTACCTGCTGGTGGAATTACAGAAGCTGACCAATGGAGATTAACTACAACTATAGTTGGTAATTCTTCTCCTATTTCATCTAATTTAGAAAGAAACGATAGTTCTGGATTTGGTTACATTGGAAGTGGAATGACACAAAGTTCTGGAATATTTACATTTCCGTCTACTGGAATTTATTTAATTTCTGCAAATGGAACTATATATAATAATATTACAAGTAGTAGATACGCATTAATAGAATTTTTAACTACAACAGATAATTCTAGCTATACAACAGTTGCAAATTCTTATTCTTATATAAACTATGTAAGTAGTTACACTTATACTAATTCTGAACAAAAAATATTTTTTGATGTAACTAATACATCTAATTGTAAAATTAAATTTAATTTCACAGCAGAAAATGGAAATACTGGTTTGCAAGGAAATACAGATGCTAATAGAACTGTTTTCACATTTATAAGATTAGGAGATACATAAGATGAATAGAGATTACTTACAAGAAGCATTACATACTTTCAATGGTGGTAATTGGTATGGTTGGAAAAAAACAGATAGTGATGGAAACAAAATTCCTAACGACCAACGAATGACTTACGCAAATATTGAAGTCATTAAAGATGGTGCAACAATACCAACTGAAGCAGAAGTTAATTCAAAGATACAAGAATTAAAAGATGCAGAAACAGATAGAGAAACTAAAAAAGCATCTGGCAAACAAAAGTTACTAGACTTAGGATTATCCGAAGAAGAAGTTAAAGCACTAATAGGAGTTTAATCAATGGCTATCAACCTTGCCAACAATTCCTCACTTGCAAATATAACTGCATTACCATCAAGTATTAGTGGTGGTGGTATGACTTTAATATCAGAGCAAACTGCATCTGGTTCAGCTACAATATCTTTTACATCTGGCATAGATGATACTTATGATTCTTATGTGTTTAAGTTTATTAATATTCATGCTGAAACAGATAGCACTCACTTTAGTTTTCAAGCTAATGTTGCTGGAGGAAGTGGTTATAATGAAACTATTACATCAACAATGTTTCGTTCACAACATGGTGAAGATGATGGTTCAGCTCAATTAGATTATGATGATAATGGTTATGATTTAGCTCAAGCAACAGGATTTCAAAAACTTAATCAAAATTTAGGTAATGGTGCTGATGAGTCTTTAGCAGGATATTTACATTTATTTAATCCATCATCTACTACTTTTGTAAAACATTTTATATCAAGAACAAGTGCTTATCATCCTTCTGATAGAGCTTTAGATACTTATGTTGCTGGATATTTTAACATTACATCAGCAATTAACGAAATACAATTCAAGATGTCATCAGGCAACATAGATAGTGGAGTAATAAAATTATATGGCATTAGTTAAATACAACAACAATAGCATAAGTGCTGTAACCTCTACAGGATTAGCAACAGGAAGCCTAGTACC